AATCCTTGTTTTTCCCACTCATGTACAGGAGCCTTAATCCTTGGTAGATCCAAAGAATGAACACACACCCATGAGTGAGTTATCCAATATCTTTTATCTCCAACTCTAACTAGTATTCCAGCACTCGCGAAGTCTGTTACGCTTGCATAATCTATTCCCACTACTCCATTTTTGCCAGATAGATTTGGGACATCTCCACATGCTGCAAGGATATTCTCCCATGAAGTTACTTCAATCTCTTTGTTGCCATCTGGTATATTCATACGTTTTGTCATAAATGCACTAAATTGTGAAGGATTAAGTTTCCAGTCATGATATTCTTTTTGAATTTCTTCTCTTAAGCTAGGCAGGTATTTCAAAGAAGGATTAGCCATTTCCCAATTTTTAGGATTGTCAACATCTTCTTTTTTATTTAGCCTGCAAATAAAAGGCAACATTCCATTATCTGAAATATTGCCTTTTAATATTTGTTGCGCTCTTTCAATCATATGATCCAAAGGACCATCTCTTACATCTCCATTGGTTGTTGCATATGTTCTTCGAGGATGTGGTTTCTTCCCTAATCCTGTTGTAAATACATTTATGTTCGCATAATCTTCGTACTGATGTATTTCATTAAAAACTACAATCCCGGAGCGTAAACCATCTTTACCTTTTGGGTTATTTGTCCTATATTTTATTTTAGATTTAGTTTTTAAATTTAATATCTCTTCTTTATTCCAATAATAATGCTTTTTGAGTTTCTTTATTTGATTAGGTGTTTCTAACACTCCATATATATCATCAAAAGGAGCTTTTGCCTGCTGCTCACTATTCGCACAAATGTCAACATCATAATGCTTAATACCATTATACGGAGATGTCAAAGCAAAACTTTCGAATGCTATATAACCATCTTTCCCAGCACCTCTACCTATCAGCAAAAATAAATCTGGCCAACGTGGCAAGCCATCTGCTCTAAATGTGCAGCAATGTAAAGCAAAAACAAATTCTTCCCAATCAAAAAGCTGTTCATAAGGAAAGTACTTTGTAAGGCCAAAATATTTTTCTAATTGTTCATCATCAGTATATATATCTTCAGTTATAAAACACTTTCTAATTAGGGCAACTAATAAATGCTGTTCTTCGCATGATTCTATCATTCCTTTTTCTACAGCTTCTATATAGCGTAAAATATGTGGGTTAATTTTAGAGTTCATCTTCATCACCACCAGCCTGGGCAGGTTTTATTCCCACTTCAGCTAATAGTTTTAGCATTTGAGCATTTATTTTCATAAGCTGGTCTACACATTCATTTTTTTTAATTCCAATCTGTCCCCCACCATTGTTATATTCAACACTAACTCCTCGCTCTTTAATATCTTTTATCAGGAGGCATTTAGTTACCCACATATCCATATAGTCTTCTATGAGATCAACATAATATTTACCTATAGTTCCATTACGTTCATTCTGATCAAGAAGATCCTTTTTAATTTCCTTATACAATTTTGCCCTGTAATATTTCTTGAACTCATCGTTCGTAATTTTTTCTTCACTCATTTTCAAACCACCCCCTCATGCGCGGAGCATTATCTCTTCTGTATTACCCCAGCCGAGTTACGACTTATGAAATTAAAATGCATTTTAATTTACGGGGGGGTATTACTTTTACCACCGAATTGTAAAAAGCTTGGATATTGAATAAATCATATACTTTTAAAAGCACCCATATTAACATAAGCCAATAACTTATTTAGAAAGTTATTGGCTTTTAATTACTTATTTCTTTTTAATCTTTGTGCTGCACCAAACTCTGTATTTATATTATTTTTATAATTATTATTTTCACTTATATCGCTAATTGAATTGTAATCCTTGTAGCATAAGTACCAGCTACTGCATTTTAGCCCCAAGGATGACCCTTCTTTTTCTCTTTGCATAGCCTCTTCTAACGTATGAGGTGGCGGAACAATAACAGGTTCCCCTGGCATCCAATTTGCAGGCGTATAAACGTTATATCCTTCTGATAATTGAAGTGAATCTATTACCCGTAACAGCTCATATGTATTTCTTCCGCAAGAGACAGGGTAAGTTATTATTGCACGTATTCTTCCATCGGGGTTTATTATAAAAGCATCCCTTACGCTTTCTTCAAATATTCTATCAGGATTGACCATACCATAAAGATGTGCTATTTCTGCATTTCTATCAGACAAAATAGGAAATGGCACTGTCATTCCAATTCTGTTGGAAATATCAATTAACCAATCAATGTCTGCAAAAGTACTATCTATTGTTATTCCTAACAATTGTACATTTCTTTTCTCAAATTCTTGGTAGAGCTGAGAAAAAGAAATTATTTCCGTTTCCGATACGGGAGTAAAATCTCCTGGCTGGCTGAAGAACAAGACCCACTTTCCTCTGTACTGTGACATTGTAATAACTCCTTGAGTTGATGACCCAGCAAAATCTGGTGCTAATCTGCCTATTGAAATACAACCTTGATTAATGTCAGAATTATTATCAGGAACATTATTATTAGAAATCATAAGTACTCCCCCATTAAAGTTTATGTTATATTTATATGTTTACAAGTTATTATTATGAATATACCTATGTCTTGCTCATTTTTTATTTGAATTAACAAGAGCATAATTTCAAAGTAAAAATTTATTGCTATAATGAGGTTTTATCGCGGATGCTGAAACTAATTTACCTGCATTTAGTATTACTATGTTTACCACATCTCAACTGTTAAAAGTTCTTTCTTTTCCTTCTGTCTATATCCATGAACCTCTTCATGACAGTTATGGCACAAAGGAATTAAGTTCTCATACTCTATTCCATGAAACATATATATCTTACTCAATGCAAGCTTTGGATGCCGTCTAACATACTGAACATGATGCACATGATTAGCTTTAGTATAAAAACCTCTTGACTTGCACATCTGACATTCAGCCTTATATTTTTTTAGAACCTCTTTCCGAAGCGTGCGCCAGTATCTAGAATTATAAAATTCTTCCAATCTATCCTCAGCTATGAGTTTGCTAATCCATTGGCCAACTTCATCCTGATTAAAAACATTCATTAAATCACCTGCTAAAAACTGTACAAAATTTGCTTTAAAAAACACGAACAATGTTAAAAGTATTTTAATATTGCTTTCGCTTTTATCGTTTTGAATGTGCTATTTTCTTAGTAAATCACACATTCAAATAAATCCTGTTTCTTCATACAGTATATACTTGATATTTTTTATCCTCGAATGTTCATATACCAAAATATAAAACATTCAAAAGATAAATAAAAAATTATAGGATTAGAGCATTGAGACTTTTGCTGTAATTGTCATAGTCTCTTCTATCTAATCCCAGATATCTTTTTGTCTCTTCTATGCTGCTGTGTCCAAGCATCTCCTTTACAACAACAATGTTATAGTTACTTTCAACAAAGATGCAGTATGCATATGTCTTGCGCATGCTGTGAGCCGTAATGTTATCAAGTCCAAATGCCTCTCCGGCTTCCTTAAGAATATTTGATACCCGTGGAACACCTATGTGATCATAGCTACCCTTCCTGGATGGGAACATGTACTCGTAGTCCTTCTTGTCCTTGATATAATTTTTTAAGATTTTCTCAAGCTTTACCACTATCACAACTTCGCGCGGCTTCATATTGCACTTTCTTATGTTTTTGCTGTTGGCTTTCTTTCCTTCCATGATCCTGAAATAGCCTGAGCGCAGAGCTTCTTTGACATCTCTAATTTGTAAGGAAACAAGATCGCCTGCTCTATATCCAGTAGCGATTCCTAAAACAAACAAGACGTAATCTCTTTCATTTTGCTCTCTTAAATGATCTTGAATATCTAGGACTTTAGTTGATTGCTTAATTGGATTTGAAGGACGTTTCTTCATCCATTACGCACCTGCCTTAGAGCTCCTCTGTGACGTTTGTAAACAGGAGCATCTTCCATCAATTTCTTGAAATTTATATTATCGGTTTTATTTTTGCTAATTTTAATTAATTTATTAAAAATATCAGGCTGTTTATATCTTACTATTTCTCCAATCGCCAAACTATCACCTTCTTCTTTAAGTTCTACCCAAACTAAGCCCTATACGGTTTTAAATCTATCCGTATCAATTTAAAAAGGCACCAACTTGGCACCTTTGATTTTTCTAATTTTTCACACTATCATATTAACACGAAAAGTTTCCCAAAATGTCCCATGTTTTAAATATGCCTCTGTAACAACAAATGATTGAAATTTAATACTATTTTAGTAGAGCAATTTGTAATTTTTATAAATTAACATATAATTCTTAATTAAATGAAAAACGCTCATATAAAAATATGAACGCTTTTCATTTGTACATTATTAAATTTCAATCTTAATTTCCAACATTGAAAATGTTAAAAAATATAAAACACAAGGGATATATAAGCTCTATTCCTTGACATTTTATTTTTTACCATTATTGTTGTTTACTATTTAATTGATTGTTATCGGTTAAATAATCCAATCTACTATTTAGCAATTGAAGGTGTCTATCAATATCAGATTTCATTTGATTAAACATTTGTTTTGCTGTTTGATCTTCAGTTGATTGAGCCATCATGGAATAACTTCCTTTGGCAGCTTCACAAGATGCAATTGCTTTTTGCATGTCGCTTTGTACAGTCAAACTAATCACCTCTCTTTCATTGTGCTAGTTTAACCAAAATGTATTGAAAAATTCTGTTAGATTACTAACGTATTAATATTTTGACATCTAAAAGCCCTTTCTGAATTTTGTTCTTTTGTAAATATATCAGAGCTTAATATAAAAACACTATCCTTCAACCTCGTTGTTGCTTGGATTTTTATTTATTACTGTAAATAGGTAATTTCTTTGATATATCCAAGTTTAATTTTCTAATATGAACAGCCGTTATTTGGTTACTACTTAATTTCTTTTCTTTATCTTCAGCTATAATTTTCGTGTTCGAATACCTCTAGCAGTTTCTCAAATGCCTTATCATGTAGTCTATAAACTTGACTTTTTTCATAAGTAACACTGCTGCATATCATCCAGGTCTTATATTTCTTAAAATATTTCAATTCAATAATTCTCTTTTCAATAGGCTCAAGAACACCTAACAAGTTTTCAATATAGTTTCTTCTCTCAAATGCCTTTTCTATCCTATTTTCAAGTTTTGCAATTTCTTGCCCGTATGTAATCATTATTTTTTCCACAATGCTATAAACTGGATCTGAAATTTCATTTCCTCTTGGCATCCCTGTTAAAGCTGGAATTTGTAATTCACTTTGAGTTTTAATCACTTCACTTAGATCAATTATTTTTTCGTTTATATCCTCAATTTCAAATTCTAAATATGTATATGCGTATAACATCCTTCTTAACTTCGCTGTCTTCTCATCGTCTTTAAACATCGCTTCACCACTCTTTCTATAAAAAGTCTACATATCCCGTCTTCGTCTTGCCTTCAACTCTCAGTAAATAATACTTATGTTTAGTCCTCACTATTGTAAAACCGCATAATCTCAAACTTTCAGCTTCCAATTTACTCACCTCTTGCATATTTACCTTCTGTTAAAATGGTACCTCTTCATCGTCAACCGGAGTGAAGATATCATTCTCCATGTTGTACTCTGCTTCGCTTTTCTTTGGATCTAAAAATTCTACCCTTTCCGCTGTCACTCCTGTCTTGTATTGTTTTTCTCCATTTTTATCAACATAACTGTTGGTATTTATCCTACCTTGTACACAGCACTTGCTTCCCTTGTGCATAAAATTAGCGCAGTTTTCTGCAGCTTTTCCAAACACAGTAATATAAATAAAATCTGCCGTAGGTTTCCCCTGGTTTATGGCCTCCTGCTTTTTGTCACCAAATAGATCCTTGTCCACTGCCAGGGTGAAGCTGGTCACGGCCATCCCTGTAGTCGGTATGAACCTAAGCTCTGGATCTCTGGTGAGCCTACCGATTAACACAACACTATTCATATCTTATTACCTCCATATTTCAACCTGGCCAACATCATAATTCATCCATTGTACCTCAACTCTTTTTAATCCCTTTTCTGCTGTAGTACTTTTATATACTTTAGTCCAACCAAACAATATTGAATTATATAATTCATTATCATAACCTGATAATAATACCTTTCCCGGATGCTCCAAAATTGTCTCAAGCAACTCAATATGCTGCTCATCTGACATTTCATGCTTATATAAGTACCCTTTTCTTGTGCCAAGTAAGTATGGTGGATCAGCATATATAAAAACATCAGAGGTATTATATCTTTTAATCAATTCAACTGCCGGTAAATTTTCTATTTGGGCATTTTGTAAACGTAAAGTTGCTTCTTTTAAGGTGTCAGGAAGTTCCTTCCACGCTTTTGTGGTAATAGGTGAACTTGATTGCTGGGAACTTCTAAAACCGTCCTTATAAAGATTAGAGCTACCAAAACCTTGCCAACATCTAACAGCAAATTTCCTGGCCAACTCTATATCACCATCAGTATCACAGCGGATATAAGACTCTTCGTACTCATCGCGACCGTATGGAGTTAATTGCAGTTTTTCTATTAACTCGAATGGTTTATTTCTTAATACTTTAAAGTAATTTATAACATCCGTATTTAGATCATTTATAGTCTCAATTTTAACTGGCTCTTTGTTAAAAAATACAGCTCCACTTCCAAAGTAGGGTTCTAAATAAACTTTATGCTTTGGAATGTAATTAACAATCCATGAAGCTAGTCTATTTTTGGCACCAGGATATTTTAAAACAGTATTCAAAGTTCTATCTCCTATCCACGATTATTTTTATGTTTAATTGATTTTCCAAGAACTTAAACCCTTCTCTTGAAACACTATAGCACTGAGGATTACGTCCGCTGTCCAGCTTGAAATCCCTTTTTACTGCTAAGCCATTAATAACAAGGTTGTCCCAGCTTTCATCATGATCTGATGATGTAAAGTAATTTCTCCAAGCGTAGTATTTATCACTCTTGACCTTGTTTTCATTAAATCCTATGTAGTGCTTCATATCGTCAATTTGTCTTATGCTAATATCTAAATCTTGCTTGATCATATCTTTTCACCTTCCCGCACTTAGCTGCCAGGCAGCCATCATGGCCAAAACCATCCATGAACTGACGGCGCTTCTTGTTTATTTCATCATTCTCCTGCTTCATCCCGGCATATATGCTGCAGCTGTCATGGCAGCCTAATTTTCTTTGGTTGCAATTCAAACAGCTATCTCTCATCGTCAGTCACCTCTCTACCAGACAATCCAAACTTTTCTCTCTTTTTTCTTGCTATCTCTTCCAGATCCACCTCAGCCATCTTTCCAATCTTCCCGTCAAAATTATGGAAATTGTTCACAGCCTTTTGTCTGTTTTGTTTATAAGTCTTGCTGTTTACGCTGTTCTTATACTTCCCTTCGAGGGCATTTGTTATTTTGTCTGAATTAATACAAAAATCAAAGTCAGCCTTCCAACCTCTGTCATTATCTCCGGTGCAGAAGTTAGAATCATTAATACTCTTAAATGCTGTTTCCACCTGTTCTAAACTGTATATTTCAAGTAATTTTTTAATGTTTTTCTTTCTCTTGTCAGTTAGCTTTATGGCTTTTGGAAGCTTGGTGCATATTCTGCTGTACAAGTCCATAATTGTTTGATTAGCATCCTTCGATTCTGCTTTTCCTTCGTCGGAATTACTATTATTATTTATTATAATATTATTATTATTTATATTATTATCTCGGACATTTTTGTCCACACCTATTGGACATTTTTGTCCATACGTGTGGACATTTTTGTCCCCACCTAAGCAGGAATTTTCCTCATAAAATGATTCAGAATGTCCTGCTAATTTTATGTATCTTTTTAAAATTTCTTTAGTACCTGATTTATATTGAAATTCTACTGTTATGTAATTTTTCTTTGCTAGTTTGCTTATCCACCTGCGTATTGTTCTTTCGCTGACATCATAAAGCTCAGCAAAATATTCATTGCCAGGCCAGCAATAACCTTTCACATTGCATAGAGCAGTAATCTCAGAATACAGAAGCTTGGCAGTAGGCGGAATCTCATTGTCATATCTTATGTTGGCAGGTATTATTGCATAATAACCCTTGCTTAGTTCACTCATAGCCCCTCCTATTTATACAGAGCTTAATCTGTTTTTAAGTACACAAATCAAAGGTAGGTGATTTCATACATTTTTAGAAAAATTCTTGTATAAAATCACTACCTTAATTGTTTAACTTTTCAGTTATGCAAAGACTTTTATGTCTATCTCAAGAGATTCAAGCACATCTGAGATATACTCTTCCAATGCATGCATGGTGTCAATCTTCCACGCTCCTCCATCCGCTTCGAAGAGTCCACAATAACCTCCTTCTTGCATCCTGAAAACAAACTTGCTTTCAACCGGTTCTATTTCAGTAAACGTCCTGTACGGCTGAAGTACCACAGGATTAGGTATGAACACATCAATCAACCCCTGGGTTGAGCTCTTAATTGTTATCTCCTGGGATATGCCGTTGTCGCCCACAGTTCTGACAGCCTTATCAGACATGTTCCCAATGTATCTTAATATATCCCTCAGGTCCTCGTTCTCTACAAATCCGGTTTGCAGCATGATATTAAACTGCTCTCTTTCAATGAACTTGTTGAACATTATATTTATCTTGTCCGGTTCACAAATGGCATAAATCTCTCTTTCATTGTCATCATTGAGCGGTGATAAAAACTCTATCCTGTCATAGTTCTTGATGTGAATGAAACTTCCTTCGTAAGTGCTATCGCAATCAGTCTTGATGTATTCCAGGAAGCCTGTTATACTTTTAAAGTGAAGTGCATCCGGTTCTTTGTAATCATACCTTTCCAGTTTCCTGTCGCTGAACAACATTCCATTAATATCAACCAACTCCGGCTTAGATAAACCTACTATGTACTGCGCTAATTCCTTTAACATTTTTTATCCTCCACTATTTTATATTTGTAATTTTAGCTGTTTTATTATCAAACATGCTTTGTTGCCTTACTTCATTCAGATGAAGCTGCCCTTCACCATCCTTGCCTACCAGGATCTGAGTTTCTACACCCTGCTCCGTAGCCAGGGTTGTCTTTGTTGTAATTGTCGTCCTGACAAAGTCCCTGTTTTCATTCGGCTTAAAACTTAAAGTCAATGTAATTTTGCGTTCCTTCCTTGGATCAGTGTTCTTGTCCATAATATTCTGGGTAATTTTTTCAAGCTCTCTGTTTAGTTTTTCAACTATGGAACCATCAGCCAGGTTAATAACATTAATCATCTATTTCACCTCCTCCACTTTTCTGCTTGCTAATTGCAGCTCATTTGACAATTCAATCATTTTTTTCCACATCTTGAAATTTTCTTTTCTGCAGTATCCTTTGCCTTCAGCACCTTGCCCATTTCCTTTTCAATTTCTTCCCTAGATCTTACAGCTGCCACATCCTGATGAGATGCTGCGCTCACAATTTTATTCATAATGTCCTCCTCAAAATATTTGATTTAAACTTAAATGTATGGTATAATTAATTTGGTTAGTTAGTCGCCTTTGTGCGGCTTTCTTTTTTTATCTTCATTCTGGCATCGTGCCACAGGATTATTGAAGTCAGCTTATTATTTACTATCCGCATATCATCAATATGATCATCAAGTACATCCTCTTCCAGAACATCAATCATCCCGTCAGACATTATTTCCTTAATACCTTCCACTATTGGTGAAAGCTTGTCCTTTGCAAGTATGCCCTGAAACACCATGTCCACCTCTGTCTTTGGAACAACCACATCTGGTAGATACTTACCCAGTACACTGTTATTTTTCAAATGCCACCAGGCAAGCATTGGGGATCTGTATAGCTCCGCCATGCTGTCAACTATGTCATCCGGAACCCTAGCCTTTCCATTTTCATAATCACTGAGCGTCCTGCAGCTCACATTTAAAAATTCTGCAGCATCATCCTGCTTAATACCTGAACTTTCTCTGCATGTTTTGTAATAACATGTGCATTCCTTAATCATTCATCTTCAGCTCCCTTCGTGCTAAAATAAATTAAAACATCACTTCTCAGCAAATCTCTGCCCTCTCTTCTGCTTCTTCTCATCACAGACAAAACTCTTCTCAAATATAGGCACAGGCTCTGTCTTCACGGTGGCTCCGCAGTGGTGGCACGTCGTTTCAATAATGTGATCCAGAGCCCATGCACTATATCCGCATTCAGGACAAACATATTCTCTCAATATACTACCTCCCTTCTTCTTTCGTATTCCTATGCAATACTTAATGTCTTCTATCATTTCATCCTTACATCCGACAAATATGCAACTTGCAACTGTTATGAAAAATGCTTGAATGATAATATTTAAAATTATTGAATTCTTTATCATATGTTCCATGAGCGTTAACCCCATGTACCATTAGCATAATAACGCAGCCAACACTTATTCTTAAAAGTAACCTTTACACCATTGTCATCTCTTTCTACATTTACAGGTGTATATCCCTTTTTATTTTCAGGGTTTTCAAAACATGCATTATGTCTATAAAATACATCTTCAAAAATTTCCTTCTGCCTTTGCGAAAGATTGTCATATCCCTTAACCTTGGTTACATCAACCACTGATTCTCTCCTTTTTTGTATTCTCAATAATTCTTCCTGAGTTTTAGGTTTATATTTACCGGCTGCAATAGCATTTGCTGCAATAACCTCCATCCTTTTAATAGCCCCAGCTTTGTCCTTAGGTCCTTTATTGCAGCATTCTTCATTATTGAGTAAAATATGTGTATTCCCAACCATTCGATCTGCAATAATATTTCCACTTATAGGAATTTGAGCTTTAATATTATGAATAGTTTTTATATCTTCCATGCGATACCTCCAAATCTTTTAATATAATATGTTTAATAACTTGTACTTGTTTGTTTGTAATTTCTTTGACACCCAATTATAAAAATTGTATAATTTTGTAAAGGTGGTGTTTTATTAATGATTGAATCTGTTAAGGAACATGAAAATCTTGCTGTCGAAGTTCTAAAAGTTATAAAAAATAATGGTAATCTTTCAGAACTTGAATCTTCACATCAAATCGAAGATATTATGGAAGCTTTAAATTATTGTGTAGATAACAAGCTAGTAACAGGTTATATAACCAATCGTGTAGCTTCCGGCCGTATTGTTGCTGATAGAAAAGAACATGTTTTTGTAACAATAGATGGTCTTAAATTCATTGAAAGTTTTACTGGAGAAGAAACATCTATTATTGCTAAAAATGCTCTTGCTAAAGCACGTAAAGCTGATATTTATGCCAAAATAGCAATAGGAATATCCATAATCGCACTATTCGCTGATGCAGATAAAATTTACAACAATGTTTCTAAAGTTCTAAATGATCTATTAAATTTGATAAAATCCGCAGTATAAGTACAAATATTGAAAAACCTAATGCAAAATTTGAAAGTCTGTCTGATCTTTCAGCTGCCTTTTCTGCTCTCCTTGCCAGGTCAGCAGCTGTTTCTTGTTTTTTCATTTCCTTTTTTCCTTTAAACATGTCCTCTCCTTTCAATACTCATTCTTAATTTTTTCAAAAATTCCTTTTCCACCGTAGCAATTGGACATTACCGTCTTCCACTCTCCATCTATATTTACCTGAGCTTTATAGCATCCAGCGCCGTTCACATACTTGCTTTTTCTGCCTACTAATCTTGCTTCCCTGCCTTTATTTGTAGTGAATGCTTTCATTTAATCCTCCAAAATTTTTTTGTTAGTCTATTTCTTTTACACAATAAGGTTTTTATGCTATAATTACACTTAAAGGCGGTGATTAAGGATGAGATTAAATCCTGATTGTATACGTGATATTCTTTTGTCAGCTGAGGATAATACTGGATACTCTGAATATCTTGAATATCCTAATGAGTTAGATAAATGTCCTTTGTTAAAAAAATACAATGACGAAGAAATCAAATATCACATTATGCAATGTAAAAAGTCATATTTACTTGAAGCTGATTCTGATTTAAACGGTAATTTTAGTATTATTGATATAACTCCTTCAGGTCATGAATTCCTTGCTAATATACGAGCTGATAATATATGGAATAAAACTAAGGATATTGCTGAAAGAGTCGGATCACGTTCACTTGATACATTAACTAAAATATCAATTGGTGTTATAACAGAAATAATTAAATCTCAACTTCAATTGAATCCTTAATAGCTATTTCAAGTTGTAATATTGGTCTTACTAATTTATTTTCTTGCTTTTCTTGAATTAACTTATAACTTACAACTCCATCTATTTCATTACCGTCAATATTGATTTTGGTGGAGTCTCCTTTTTTTATAATCTTTAAACTTTCCATTTAACTGCCTTATAAACTCCTTTCTTTTGTTTTCACATCGCTGGTAAGGATTTTGTTGTTAGCCTGTTTTATTTACATAATTTGACATGCGTGATATAATCACCCTGAAAGGGGGTGAAAAAATGCAATTTGAAGGAGCTAAAATTACAGAGCAAGGAGTAACATTTGCAATTGTCATAGTTAAGCCATATGTATTAAACAGCAGCGAAAGAGAATCTCTAAGAAATAGCTTCATACCTGTGTTTGGTAATATACCTATAATTCTTATGGCTCAAGATTCTAGGGGTATTCCTACATATCATGGCAGAACTGACATTGTTAAGTTCCTTGCTAATATCCTTCCAAGTCAAATACCTTGGAAAAAATATACAGTTAACTAGTTTTGTAATTTGATTTCACCTGTATATTACCGACTAATTGCCCTTTGTGCTCTTTGCATACTGGTCTCTTCTCTACTACACCTGGGGCAATTTCCACATCATCAAGCACTTCACCAGGTTTATTACAACCTAAATATGCACACTGTTCGTTTTGTTTTATGATTTCTGAATTAAGCATAATATCAATCTCCTCTCATTTAATTTTCTGCTGCTGGTAAAGATTTTGTTGTTAGCCTGTTTCTTTTAATTTAGTAGCGTTTTTAGCTACTATTGATTCAAAAAAAATTTCTTCAATTGATTTGTTTAATATTCTTGATATCGTATATGCCTCTTCAACAGTTACCTTTCTAGCTCCTTTTTCTTTCATGTTATAAGCGCTTTTTGAATTGTATCCCAGCTTTTTAGCCATCTCATCTTGCGTGTATCCGCATTCTTCTCTTATTTTCTTTAGTTTTGTATACAGGTTAATCACCTCTTTTCGTAGTAGTTAATTCGTGAACTTTATTAAAGTATAGTATTGTTTTTCTGAATTGTCAATATAAAAATAAAGATTTCGTGAACTTTTTTTAAATCAATTTACAGTTTACATTTTGTGTACTATAATAAAATCAAAGGAGTTGTTCAAATGGCTACGTTTGGAGATAGATTAAGAAGTTTACGTATTGAAAAAGAATTAAATCAAGAAGAGCTTGGTAAAATATTCAATATGACAAAATCAAGAATATCTCAGTATGAAACAAGCAAGCATGAAGCAGATGATGAAACAAAAAAAATGTTTGCCGATTACTTTAAAGTATCTCTTGATTATTTAATGGGTAGAACTAACATAAGAGAGCCTGAATCTTTAACTCTGGATGAAGAGCTCCAGCAGCTCCTCAATGATCCAGACACCATGGTAGCATTCAAGGATTTTAAAAACCTGTCCGAAACGGACAAGCAGGAGATAATAAACTTCATAAGGTTTAAAAAACAACAGAACAAATAATTGGGATTATACAACGGGGGGAAACACTGACAATTAAATATTTATAAACTATGGCTTGCAATCCCATGTCTTTTTTGATATGGGATTTTTTATATTTGCAATGCGAAATTTGTAGAAAATAGAATTATTCTTACTTGAGGGGAAAAGGTGAAAGATATGTCAAGAAAAAAATCTTATTATTATAAGGAAATACCTATTGAAAACTTACTATTAAATCCAGATAATGCTAGATACGTTTATACAACTGAGTTGCCCGATGAAATATCTTCTATAAAAGAATTACTAAACATATTGGAAACACAGATAATAGCTCTTGCCAAGGATATTGCATCTGATGATTTAAACCCTAATGAATTACCAACAGTATCTCCATTGATTGATGATAAAGACAAATTTGTAGTTTTAGACGGAAATAGAAGAATAGCATGCATTAAATTGATGACAACATATAAAGACCATCTTGAATCATTTGGCTTTAGTAAAAAAATTGTTAATTTGTTTAAAGGGTTGACTTCAGATATAAAGAATGTCTATTGCGTAGTGTTTGAAGAAGAATCCTTAGCAGATTCATTATTAGAAAAAATTCATACATCTGTTCCGGGTGTTGGCCAGGTCAAATGGGATCCTCTAGCTCAGGATAAACACAAAGCTAAGCTAGGAGATATAACACATAGACATGCATTAATAGAATTACTTAAATTCTCAAAACATACACCAGCCGAAACATTAGATCAATTGAAAAAAACACGTTGGTTTTCTAAATTAGATAGATTTGCAAAAAACAATTATATGAGAAAATTTGGTATTACTTTTATTGATAATGATAATATACAACTGTTTTTAGAAGAAAGGGAAGTAATAAAAGGGTTATGTCAATTAATTTCTGATTTGCAAGATAAAAAAGCAACTGAAATTGCACAAACTGAAGAAGTAAGAGACAAATACCTTCAAAAATTGTTTCCTGCAGATAAATTACCAGACCCAACTAAAATAAATAAGAATAAAGTTATATTTAATGTTGCAAAAAAAGTTATGGAAGTTTATGAAGAAAGTACACAAGATATTGAAAGCGTAGAAGATAATCAAATTAGTATAGAAAGTCTAGAAAAATCAAACTTAAACGTCGAAAAAATAGTTGTTGAAAATAAGCAAAATATAACTACTGATCAAACTGACTACAATAAAAATTCATCTGATATAGAAAACGATATGTATGAAACAGATGTATCAAAATCAATAAGCAGTACTAAGAAACAATATTCACTTATACCAGAAAACTCATACATTGATATAAAAGATACTCGAACAAGAGAACTTTTTGAAGAGCTAAAAAAGGTAAGTGCTTATTGGTATAAGAATACTGTAGCAATTGCCTTTAGAAGTTTAATTGAGTTTAGTGTTGATTGTTTTCTGATTAGCAGAAATGGCAAATCAGCTAATATACCGGATAATCCACATATTACTCTGGTTGAAAAAATTGAGAAAGTTTATTCTCAATTAGAGAGTATTTATGGTAATAATACCTTAAAACAAAAAATGCCTGCTATACAATTTGAAATGCAAAACTATAGAGATAAAAAAGGATTGGATACTATAAAAATATTGAACTTATGTGTTCATCATTCAAATTACTATCCTGATTCTGATCAACTTAAAACATTGTATAAAAATGTTGAACCATTTTTAAAAATAATTTGGGAAAATATTAAATGATATAAAATTATTGACAAGGGCTGCAGCCCATGATATAGTAATACAAAAATTAAAAATGAGGTTTTATGATGAATGTATTACTAGTAGAACCAAATTATAAGAATAAATATCCACCTTTAGGACTTATGAAAATTAGCAGGTATCACAAGGATCGTGGAGATTATGTTTATTTTTATAAAGGAAAATATAATAATAATATAACTTGGGATAGAGTTTATATAGCAACCTTATTTACTTTTGATTTTGATAAAGTAGTTGATACAATAAACTATTATAAGTCAAAAGTTGAAACAACAAATAATATATATGTTGGTGGAATACTCGCGTCATTGATGACTGATGAGTTAAAAGAGGCAACAAAAATTAAAAACATTATTACAGGGAGATTAACGTCATCCAATATAGTTGGATTTACTGATAATGTGGACATAGACTTGCTACCTTTGGATTATGACATCTTATATGATACAGATTATAAGTATCCTGCAGGTGACAATTACTTTGGTTATACTACCCGAGGCTGCGTTAATAAATGCAGTTTTTGTGCTGTTCCAAAACTTGAAGGAAATCTTGTTACTGACAATAATATATTTAATCAAATTACTGGAATCGCTAAAAGATACGGTGATAAAAGGAATCTATTATTGCTTGATAATAATATACTAGCCTTAGATACTACAGAACTAGAAAAAATAGTAACTGACCTAAATCGCCTGGGTTTTATTACTAATAGCCCTAATTACATAAAACCTTTAGAACTTGATATTTTAATAAAAGGCTTTCATAGACATGTTGATGAAGGGCGCTGCCCAACTAAAATTAATAGTATGCTATCAACTTATATTTACAGGTTATTAGATAAAAATATTTCAAAACAAAATAAAGAACTATTAAATAATATGTTAGAAAATATAGGCACTGAATATGAGGACATTTACGATTGTGTCTTTAAAAACTATGAGCAGCTAAGAGAAATAGAAGAAAAATATTCTTATAAAAAATTAGGACAAAGATATGTCGATTTTAATCAAGGGATGGATGCACGGCAACTAACAGAAGAAAAGATGAAAATAATATCTAAGCTTCCTATACGTCCGTTTAGAATTGCATACGATAATATAAACTTTACTGAAATCTATGTCAGTGCAATTAAACTGGCTAGTAAGTATGGTGCTTCCGAATTTTCAAATTATTTATTATATAATTGTGACGATAGACCTGATGATTTGTATGAACGACTAAGAATCAATATAGATCTAGAAGAACAAATCAATAAACACATTTATTCCTTTCCTATGAAATATGAACCTATTGATTACACATCAAGGACATATGTAGGAACGCATTGGAACTTACACTATTTGAGAAGTATTAAAGCTATTCTTAATGTTACGAAAGGTGTCTTTTCAGGTAAAAAAGATTTCTTTGAAAGAGCCTTTGGAAAGGATGTTGAAGAATATTATGAAATTCTATCAATGCCAAAAGACATTTTGACTTATAGAGATTATTTCGAAAATGAAGGAATAACCGATGAATGGCGAACTCTTTATTACAACTTAAATGATAATGAAAAGGATGAATTACTCAATTTATTATCAAGTGACAAATATGAAAGTTCAAACGAAAAACTTAGCAATATATTAGGATATTATAAAATTTCCTACAAAAGAATGAAAGTAAAAGCATAATAATTGCTTTACACTCGAACAATTGTTCTGTATAATATGGTTATCTTGCAATGGAGGAGATAACCATATGTATTACAATATGCTAAACAAGGCAATCTACTTACTTACTGAATACCAAATCTTTGATTATCCTATAGATAAAGAAACAATCGAACAAGTCATTTCAGACAAGCATCTCAAATTAATTACTCTTAAAAACCTTTCAACAACTATTTACATTGATGACACTATTTTAATGCCTAAAACTCAAAATAACGCCTTCCGGGAAGATGTTGTTCATGAACTTGGACATGCTTTCTTTCATTATGGAAATTCCATTCTAAAGGAAAAAACCGTAATCAGTAAACAGGAAATGCAGGCTAATGCTTTTGCAGCATACTTTTTAATGCCTGTTTATGTGTTTGAAGAATCATTGAAGCTTGGCAGAAGTGATTATGATCTGGCAGAAGAATTTGGAGTCACAGTTAATTTTGTGAGGTTCAGAAAAGAGTTGACCGAAGCACTCATTCATGATGGATACTTTGATGAAATGTTAGAACAAATCGAAGAAGATTAACATATACATAAGAGTGGTGATAATATGGAATATTGCATGTATTTGAGAAAGTCAAGAGCAGACATTGAAGCAGAAGCACATGGCGAAGGTGAAACCCTTGCGCGCCATGAACGTGCTTTGATGGACTATGCCAAAAAACATAAGCTTAACATAACCAAACTATATAAAGAAGTTGTATCCGGTGAAACAATTACTGCACGACCTGTAATGCAGCAGCTCTTGAGTGATGTTGAAAAGGGAATATGGGCCGGAGTTCTTGTTATGGAAGTTGAGAGGCTTGCAAGGGGTGATACCATTGACCAGGGCCTTGTTGCACAGACATTCAAGTATTCTGGCACCAAGATCATAACACCGATGAAGATATATGATCCTGGTAATGAATTTGATGAAGAATACTTTGAATTCGGACTTTTTATGTCCAGACGTGAATATAAGACTATAAACAGGCGACTTCAGGCAGGCAGGGTTTCATCTGTAAAAGAAGGCAAATGGGTTGGAAACAAAAAGCCGTATGGTTATAAAATTGTAAAGCTGCAAGGTCAGAAAGGATATACACTTGAAATCGTACCGGATGAAGCTGCTGTAATTAAGATGATATTTGAACTGTACACAGTTGGTGAAGAGCAGGATGACGGTTCAATAAAAAGGTTGGGCTCGACGTTGATAGCCAATAAGCTTAATGACATGAAAATTCCACCTGCACAAAGTAAAAAATGGACTCCTTCAAGAGTGCTCGAATTGATGCGAAATCCTGTTTACATAGGAAAAGTAAGATGGAACTTTAGACCGGCAGTTAAAAAAATGCAGGAAGGCATAGTAACCATTGAGCGCCCACGCGCTGATGAGGATGAGTGGCTGATGTATGATGGCCTGCATGAAGCAATTGTTAATGAGGATCTATTTTACAAAACTCAAGATTACCTTAAAAACAACAAGCCTAAACCTGCTCCAAATATGAAGCCTATCAAAAACCCTCTCACTGGGATAGTGATCTGCGGCCAGTGCGGATCTAAAATGGTGCGCAGGCCATACCCTGACAGAACACCTGATTTCTTAGTATGTCCCACATCAGGATGCAAGAATATTAGCTCATACTTATCATATGTGGAAAACAGAATCCTGGTATCACTACAGCAGTGGCTAACTGATTATAAGCTGCAGTTGGATATAGAAAACAAAGAGGTAATAAGCAATACAGAACTTGAAGTTAAGAAACAGAATGTCAAAAGGCTGGAAGAAGAATTGAAGAACCTCAACAAACAGATGAATAGCATTCATGACTTTCTTGAGCAAGGGATTTACACTACTGAAACATTTATGGAAAGATCAAAAATAATAAATGAAAAGCTTACTGATACAAAGACTAACTTTGATATTATTAAAAAGGAACTTGATGATAATTCCAAGATTCAAAGAAGCATAACTGAATTTATTCCCAAGGTTGAGCATGTGCTAGCTGTGTATGATTCAGTGGAAGATCCGGAAGTAAAAAATGCACTCCTGGATGAAGTAGTTTCTAAAGCAGTCTACACTAAAACCAAGAAAGTAGGCAAAGATAAAAATTTTGATGATTTCGAATTAATTGTGTATCCAAGAATCCCTAAATAACAACAAAATTTTAAACAGATAACCCCTTGGGTAGTAAGA